AGTGTAGAACCTAGCAAACCACGCAATTTGAGGCACAAAAAATGGCGGGAGTGTATGCTCCCACCACTTGAAAATTACATAGTTAATGCCAGCTTAATCATTAAAGAACTTAGCTACATCCTCCTCGGTTATTGACATCACGCTACGTTGTGTTTTTGTAAATGCCCAATCAGTAAACTTACGCAACTGCACATAACTCCACCGATTAGTAACGATATTAATTAACCTATCATAGGCCTGTATATCCCAAATATAGTCGTACATCCCGTCAATTGGAACACGCTTCAATAGTCCCATCCATTCTGCTTTTTCCACGCATTTCTCAAATGTATGTCTTCGCATACCTAAGCATCCTAGATGTTCCTTAGTTGGGCGGATAGTCTTATATCCCAGACTTCTCTGTGCGTTGAGATCTGCCATATAGACCATAAAGGCTGACTCTGGCAAGTCAAATGCCATCATCAGCCCTTTGTAAAACTTGTAAAAACCAGGTGCTTTCTTCACTTTCATTTTAATTCTGTGTTTGTAAATCTTGCTTCTCCTCTTTGAGGTAGAAGTGAATAATTTTACCATTGATCATAGGTTTGTAAACCTTGTAACCTAACGCCTTTGCGTGCTTACCTACCGATACACGGTTAGCGATTTTGCCAGTTGTTGCGACCAAGTGACGAGCCATCTCATCAAAAGTCATTTTGGATTTAAGTTGCATAGTACTTCTTGTTTTTATTAGTGAATAAATGTATATGTCACTTAAAGTATAGGGGCAACTAATATTAAAGGTTTACAAATAGGATAAATTAATCGAATCCGAACCGCGATTTTTGAGGAATTAACGGGTTAATACTAAATGTTCGCGGTTCAGACTTCGATTACTTAGGATAACATCAGTTCGGTAATCTCTTTGATGTATGACTCGTTTCGTTCATCCATCCACTCCTTGGCAACATTCCAGGACAGCGACTTACCAAACTTGAAGTTCTCCTTGGTTATAGAGTGATGTGACAATCGCCCCTCTGTAGGTTTGAGCCCCAACTCGTGGAGTTCACACAACCCATCGTGAAAGAAGGTGCAATAGCCGTTATCTTCCTGCTTTGCTTGTATCATCAGTACTGGATAACCAATCTTTCCGAGAGCCATACCCACACACCAATGTGTTGGAGCCAGCCTATCTTTATACCCGGCTTTGATAAGTCGTAGTATATCTTCGGGAGTACCTAAGCAAGGTGTCTTACACTGTTGCTTGCACTTCTGGCATTTGCACTCTATGGGTCTGCGACCCGTCTTGCGCATTATGCGCTGTAATGATGTCTCCATTAAGCAAATTCAGGGTGTTTCTTGTTCCACAACTCAATGATAGACTCTCGACCGATGTGCGTCCAACGCTTTACGCTGCCAAAGGTAAACATCTTACCTTGTGCATTCTCCCATGTGTATGGCACATCGCACTGCCATGAGCGGTATGCCGGCAGCACCACCCATTGTTTCTTCTGATACTTACATATACCTTCCTCCATCAGGAACTTGTGCATATGGCGAGAGGATATGTTGAGCTCCTCGGCAATATGGGTGCTCTTAAACCAATCTCGATTCTCAATGAAGTCATCGTAGAATGCAACCTTTGGAGCATACTCGCGGACTATTCCTCTCAACTCATCAATCATCTTGTTTGCCGTGTTGATATCTTCGGGCATTGGCTTGCTCAGGCAAGGAATGTTAATGGTCTTAGGTTGTCTTCGCTTCTGCAGTCGTTGCTTATACTTATCCTCGAAGATGACAAGCTGCTCATCGCACCACTTCACCAGAGCGGAATCGGGGTCAGGATCTACCCAGCGAGCCAAAGCTGTAAGCAAGGGCGCTTCAATCCATGTTGCACCAATGCCTCGACCACGCGAGGTCAATATCTGAAACTCATATCTGTCGGTGATGTTGTTCTGCGCCAGTCTGCGGCGAAGATTGTCCGTAGCAGCAACACGCAACCAGTCGCTTGGGAAATGTCCATACGGCTGAGTAATCTGTGTGGCATTTACCATCAACTTGTCGCCGATACGCCTAAATGTAACGGGCATATCTTCGTTGAACTTAACTGTTGTATCTACATGATGCTGAGCCTGAGTCTCTGCGGCCTCTATCTCAAAAATCTTATTACCAAACTCTTCCAGCTCATCTATTAAGTCTCGGGGTAAAATACTCTCCCTACGCACTAACTGAATAATGGTATGCATATCACTAGGACGGATAGCCCAATACTCTCTTCCATTACGGCGGAAGGTCATCTTCATTGCAGAAGGACAGAGATTGAGGATTGCCCCATCCTTCAAAATTTCACGTTGCTTGGTAATCTCGCACACATCCGACATGCAGATGTACTGGTGGCCATAATAGTTCCTGGACACCTTAATGCTTGTGTCTCTGAACGGGACTGTTCTGTTTTCTCTCATAACTACTTCTTTTTGTTTTTCTCTTTCTTTTCTTTAATCTCTTTGCGTACTCGCTTTTTTGCCATCTCCCGCACGGTGTAGTAAACCCTTTCTTCACCACACAACTCGTCATAGTCTGCAAGAAGCAATGTCCCCAGGTCGGCAATCTCTATCTCCACCGTATCGTGAAGTTGTCTAAAGTAGAGTCCTCCGCTGGTTTTGTGCTTGCCAGTACAACAGGCATATATGGACTGCAAATTTCCTTTGGTCAGTTCAGCAGCACTATTTAGCGAGCGTGTGACGGCAATCAGGTTTTGTGCACCATTGAAGATCAGCACAACCTTAGGTCGTCTAAACTTGCTACGTCTCATAGGATTTTACACTTTTTGTTAATTCCTCAATAGTAAATCTACTTCCGGCAGCCATAATTAGCCAAGAATCTGAAACCGAGAACCCGTCTATAAGCAATTCTGACATACGCTCCAAAAGGAACGCAGCAAAGTCAGGTTCAACATAGACGACAAACAGAAGGGCCAAGCTTTCATCAATTAATATATGTCCCGAAGTCTCATCACGAATAACTATTTCCTCCTTATCGATGCTGTATATATTTGACAGAGCCGTAATCCAATGATGGAATGCTACCCGAAACTCTTGTACACTATGACGCCGCTCGTCTCCTCGACTACGGATAAAGTGTGTAGCATCGAAATATGTGGGGCCGTTATTCGGTGATTCTCCGAAGAGAAGTTCGGGGAATTCCCTGTAACGAATTATTCTACAAGGAACCTTTTCAATCTTCATTTTATCTCTTCATTTGATATTAAAATTTGTTGCCTAATCGTGTAATTTTTTGCAATTGCGGGTGTAAAGTTAATAATAATCAGGCATTTTCCGTTCATTAAAAACCTTCTTTTTCGTTGATTATCAAGATGTTGCGAGAGTTTTCCTTATTCACAATAAATCTTTGTGGTTGGTTGTAAATTAGGCCGATATAGTCAAAATCGGTATTCACAATTTAACACCTAAAACTTTCTCAAAAAATTTTCTCTACTCTTTCAAAAAAGAGTGAAAATGACAACTTCGGACAGCACTTTTAACGGAGAATTGCTATCGAGCATCTTCCGAACATCGAAGAAAACCATACAGGAATATGTGCGAGAAATTGAGCGCAACAACCGCTATCGTTCAGTTCGTGGAGATATCGAATCGGGCTACATTCTCGATGACCGCTCCAAACTTATCGACCTCTATGATGCCTGCCTCCAGCAGGACGCTCATATCCGCTCCGTAATCGAGACTTTGGAGAGCCAGATTCTCGGTGATCGGTATATGCTTGCTCGTATCAATGAGAAGGGAAAGTATATCAAGGATGTTAAGAACACCCAGAAGATTCAGGGCTCACAGTTCGACAAGATTATCAAGGGCATTGTGGAGTCGAAACTATATGGCTACACATTGTTGGAGATTATGCCTACCATCGACCCGAAGACCGGGAAACTTGCAGAGGTAAACAGCATCGAGCGTCGTAATGTGCTCCCTGACCAGAAGGCAGTACTCAAGCGTCAAGGCATATGGGAGCCACATTGGGATTTGCGTAATCCTGCCTACCAGCGCAACTATGTGCTTATATCGTCAGGTGATCTCGGACTCTTCTCAGCAACAACGCCACTTATCCTTGCCAAGAAGTTTACCGTAGCCAACTATGTGAACTTCTCTCATACATACGGACAGCCCATCATTCACGGTAAGACTGTATCGGAGAGCAATGCAGACCGCAAGCGATTGGCAAATGAGATTGCCAATGCTGCCCAAAACAAGGTTGTGGTAACGGGAATCGAGGATGAGGTCGATATCAAGACCTTCACGATGTCTAACTCGGAGAAGATATACACGGGACTTATCGAGTTTGTAAACAGCGAGGTGGCAAACCTTGTGCTCGGTTCAGAGTCTATGGCTGGTGGTATGCAATCCTATGTGGGCTCTACGAAGGCTCATCAGGATATCTTCCGTGAGCGTATCGAGGTCTATCGTCGATATATTGAGAACATAATGAACGAGGAGATTGTGCCTCGCCTTGTTGCTATGGGTTATATCCCTGCGGGTTTGGAGTTCAAATACTCGAACCGCATAGATATGAACAACGAAGACCGAATCAAACTTTACGCGCTCATCACGGATAAGTATGAAGTATCTGCCGATGAGATTGAGAAGGAGTTCGGCATCAGTGTAGGTAAGCAACTCAATGTGCAGATAGGTGCTGTGGGAAGCACGATGCCAGGCAGTAACCATAATGACCGAGGTGTGATGACTGATGAGGAGTATTACCGCCGCTACGGCAGACAGCGAGGCTCACAAGTAGCAAATTTTCTTCTGGGAGCGAAGTCGTAGCCCAACTTCCGCTCCCTGATGTAGAGGCAAAAGGGCAAGAGAGTGAAACGCAACGGGAGTATGAGGTTATTCGAGATGCTTTCCGCAGGCTTATCCATCACTGGGAGAACAGCGCTGAGCGTGAGGACATCATCGAGGATATCATAACTCATCGATGCTCATTCCTGATTGACCGAGCTTTGAGAGGTCTAGCGTTGGACTTTGATGAAACATTGAGCATACTGCATAATCACAACAACTTTACAACAGAGCGTGAGAGGCAGCAACACGAAATACTCGTGTCTACCATTGACAACCTCATTGACTTTGCTGCCGCCGAGGAGGTGACGATGATAAGCGAACTACCCGAAGAGGTTGATGAGGAGTGCTTGCTCGACTACGAAACAATCTGTGAGCAATATAACCTCACTTATGCAGAGGCGGAGAATGAGCAAGTGCTCTTTGCTGCGAAGATGGCTGCGTGGTGGATGACTGTAAATGCCGAATCTGTTATTACATATATGACGCAGGGGGACGAGCGCGTGCGCCCATGGCATCTATCCCTCGAAGGTGTATCGTACCGCAAGTCGGAGTTCCCAGCAGAGTTGATACCGCCCATCGAATGGGGATGCAGATGCTATCTTATTGCAAATGGCTTTGCTGGAGTAAGAGCATCTTTGAGCATAGACAAGTGTCGCTCGATGGTT